TACCAATATCGAAAGTGTGAATTCTAAGGTGTCTACAATCGAATCTGACATAAGTGAGATTAATTCCTCTATGGAAGAAATCCAAAGCAATGTGCAAGGGCTTAGTGGTGAAATACAAGCAATAAACAATTCTATTGATGATGTTATCGAACGTTTAGATAAATTAGAACAACAAGGGAATGGGGGAAACGGTCAAGAAAGCGGTGAATAATAATGCGTTGGATTGAGATGTCACAGACAAATGAAGTTGAAATAAAAGGTAATGCAAAAACCCCTGTTCATATAACCGCGGTTGTTGATACAGAAATACCTTATGTTGAGTTTGCTCATAAAGACGAATCATTGATGTTGCACTATGATTTTAAGCCCAATGATGTTATCGAGGTAGATTTTGAGAAAGAGAAGGTATATATCAATGGAAAGTTACAACAAAGTACCATTGATTTAGTTAAAGCTGATTTTTTTGAATTAGGGCATGGAATCAATGAGATAAAAACCGTACCTGCAATGCAACTAGATGTTAAATATAGAGAGAGGTGGCTGTAAATTATGAAAGAGAAGTTGTTCATATTAGATAGCGAAGATAATTTACTAACAGTCACAACTAAGTATATAAGGGCGGATTTTGAAGAAACGGTAGAAAAACCAGTTTCTTTAACCATTGAGTTCCCTATGAATGATGATGATGCCGAGTTGTTAGTTGGTGGGAACCAAGTTGCCTTCCATGATTTAAAAGGCGATTTTAGATTGTTTGATATTCGTGAGGTTGATGATGATGATGGTGATGCAACCGAGAAAATAGTCGAATGTTTGCCAGCGATCAATGAATTACAGGATGTAATCATAGAAGAAAAAAGACCACAAGATAAAAATGGCGAAGAAATGCTAGGGGTCGTATTAGAGAATTCAAGGTGGAAGGTTGGAAAAGTTGAAGATTTTGGAACAGCATCAACCAGTTTCTATTTTGATAATGCTCTGGATGGACTAAAAGAGGTAACGGATTTATTTGGCGGTGAAATCGTTGACCGAATCGAGATTGATAAAAACAAAATTGTTGGTCGATATATTGATTTAATCCACCGTAAAGGTAGAGATACAGGAAAAAGGTTTGAAATGGGGAAGGATATTAAAAACATTGTTAGAACCGTTCTTTATTATCCTAAGACTGCCCTGTATGGTAAGGGTTCATCACTAGAAACTGAAGGTGGCGGGCATTCAAGAAAAATAACTTTCCGAGATGTTGAATGGTCTAAAGCAAATGGTGACCCAACAGATAAACCAAAAGGACAGGAATGGGTTGGAGATGATGAGGCAAGAGAAGAGCGTGGAATTTTCAACCCAGAAACCAACAGAATGGAACACCGTTTTGATGTATTTGAGGATAATGACGAAAAAGACCCAGAAGCTTTGCTGCATAAAACGTGGAACGCAGTTCAAGAAACGAAGAAACCACAAGTGCAGTATGAGATGGATATTATCACTTATTATGATATCGCAGGATATGAACATGAACAGGTCTTTTTAGGTGATTCTGGGATAGCTAGAGATAAGAACGTTAAGCCCATGATTATTATTGATGCAAGGATTGTTAAATGGAAATATGACATAGGAAACCCTAAAGATGGACAGTTAACAATGGGAAATATCCTTGATTTGAGCGATAGGGATAGCGATATAGATTGGGTTGTCGATAAGGTCAAAGATGAATCTGGAAATTGGGATGCAGGCGGTGGACCAATCACGGATGAGGATTTTCCAGATGTTAAGCCAGATGTACCACAGAACGTTCAAGCGGAAGGTTTATTTAGGAATATCGTGGTTAAGTGGGATTTTGAATCCACTTATGCTATCGCTAATTATGAGGTTTTTGCATCTCAACAAAAAGGATTCAGACCAGATGGAACAACAAGGGTTTTTAGAGGTAAAACGGGCAGATATAATCATGAGGCAGATACAGATGAAAAATGGTATTTCCGAGTTAGAGCAGTAAACACGCATGGAACACCTAGTGATTTTTCGGATGAAGTAAGTGCATCAACTGTTCAATTAGAGTTACCAGATTTAGAGCATATAATCCCAGATTTTATCGAGTATTCGATTTATGAGGGAGATGATGAACCAAGCCCAGATGATTATAAATATTGGTTAGATACAAGCGATCAACCTTATGTATTGAAACGCTGGGATGAAGAAACAGAAAAATGGATACCGTTATCCCCCATTCATGCTGATGACATTGGGGCTGTTGATGTTGAAGAGTATCAACAGAAAGTTGATGATATCCTTTCTGATTTAGAAGATAAGGCTGATGCCGAATGGGTAGATGGTGAATTAAAAAGTAAAGCTGACCAAGAAGAATTAAATTCTACCATTATAGACATTAAAGAGGATATAGCTGATAAAGCAGACCTTGTTTATGTAGATGGTCAATGAGAGGAGAAAGTTGACGAGGAAACTTACGAAGATAAGATAGAGGAAATTGGTAACGAAATATCTGGTAAGGCTGATTTAGTCTGGGTTGATGGTAAGTTAAAAGATAAAGCCAATAAAGATACTACCTATACAAAAGAAGAGGTTGACAACCAACTTGATAACAAGGTATCTAGCTTAGAGTATCAAACGGATAAAGAGGGCTTTGTGGAGCGTTTTGAGGAAAATGAAACCCAAATAAAACAAAACGAAGAAGAAATATCGTCTAAGGTTTCCCAGACCGAATATGATTCAGATATTAAAGGGGAAGGTGGACTAAAACAAAGAGTTTCAAAAGCGGAAACTGAAATAGTCCAGAATGCAGAAGTAATTGAATCGAAGGCGAGCAGACAAGAGTTAGATAGTTTAAATGAATCTGTGAAGGAAAATGAATCCAGTATCAAACAAAACGCAGAAGAAATTGAAAGCAAGGTTTCCCAAAAGGATTTTGATGGGTTATCTGATGATGTTACCGAAGTTGAATCAACCATTAAACAGCACGCAGATATGATTGAACAGAGGGTAACCAAAACCGAGTATTCGAGTGACATGGATGGGGTTATAAATGAGTTATCAATCCATGAATCCCTTATAGAACAGAATGAAGAGAAGATAGCTAGCAAGGTTGAACAAACCGAATTCGATTCGGAAACAGATAGCCTTAGCAAGCAAATATCTAATGTTGAGCAAACCGCAGATAGTATAAGCCAAGAAGTGACTGAGGTTAGAAATGACCTTGACGATCTGGAAATTGGCGGAAGAAATTTAATACGAAATAGTGACTTCTCAAAAGGCACAGATGATTGGGAGTTTAATAATGCCCAATTAGTTGATGAAGGAGCATTGTTAGATGGTTATGGACGTAGCCCGTATATCCAACCTTTAAGTGTGATTCCAGAAGGAAAATATACAGTTCAAATATGGTATGAACATTTAGAAGGTGACCTACCTTATATTTGGATAACTGGTTCAGATGGGAGTGTTAGCAGTAGTTATCCCTTTAAAGAGGGAGAAGGAATACAGGTTGCTGAAGTCACATTCACAACAGAAGTTGAAACCTATTTCCCTAGGATAAGGTATGCAAGCGCTAGACCAGAAGACAATACAGAAGGTAAAACTATAATCAATGCCATAAAACTCGAAAGAGGGAACAAAGCAACTGATTGGACACCTGCTCCAGAGGAAATAGAAGAATCAATAGATGCTGTACAAAAAAATGTATCTGATTTAACTGTTTCAGTTGATGGAATTGAGGCTGATGTATCAAGTCTTACAGAGGTAGTGGATGAACAAGGAAAAGAAATATCAGATGTTTCCAGTTCTGTTGAACAAAACGCAGAGAAAATCGAACAGAGGGTTACAAAGACAGAATACCAAGAAGATGTTAATGGGATTATTTCAGACCTAGAAAGCCATGAAACGAGAATAACCCAAACAGAAGAGGAAATAGAAAGTAAGGTATCAAAGACCGAGTATGATGAGTTAGAAGGAAGAGTAAGCAATGCTGAATCATCCATCACACAGAACGCAGAAAAGATTGAATCCAAGGTATCAAGTAGCGAATATGAAATGGATAAAAGTGGGATTTTAGAGGACTTAGAAAATCATGAATCAAGGATAAGTCAAACGGAAGAAGAAATTAAATCAACCGTAAAACAAACTGAATATGAGCAGGATAAAGAAAGTCTTGAAACATCAATAAGTGAAAATAAAACAGCTATTGAGCAAAATGATGAAAGTATTGAAAGCAAAGTATCTAGCAGTCAGTACGAAACAGATAAAGAAGGAATTTTAACAGACATTGAAGAGAATAGAAGTAGTATTGAACAAAACGCAGAAAAGATAATTTCAAAAGTTGATGCCGAGTATGTTCAATTAGAGATAGATAAAATTGATGTTGGAAATCGAAATATGGCGATTGGAACATCCGAAGAAAAATATAACTTAGCTGTCCTTTATGACCTTAATGTTCAAATGTTAAAGGAACAAAGAGGCGAAGAGGTAACTATATCATTTGAAGCTAAGTTCGATACAGCGGGTGGTGCAAGGTTATCAATAACGGTTGATGAAGAAACCCTATTCCTTGAAGATTTTACTGGTGGAGAAGACTGGGAATATTATGAGTTCACACGAACATTGGAAGATTTCCCTAGTGATGCAGAATCAGCACAAGTTGCAGTAGCATCAACCGAGCCTTTAACATTCTCTACCGTCAAAAACCTTAAAGTTGAAAAGGGTAATAAGGCTACCGATTGGATACCTTCCCCAGAGGATACAGGGGAATTATCTGCCAGAGTTGTTAAAGCTGAATCAATCATAGAACAACAAGCAGATGAAATTGAATTAAGAGTAGAGAAAAACGGGGTGGTTTCAAGTATTAACCAATCCCCAGAAAGCATTAAAATTGATACAGAAAGGCTAGATATTAAGGGTGTTGTCAATTTTATCAATGAAGATAATTCAACTGGTACGCTCATTGATGGAAATAGACTTATTTCCCATAGTGTTACAGCAGAGCAATTAAGTGTTGATAAATTAAGTTCTGTTAGTGCCGATATCGGTAGTGTGACAGCGGGTGATTTAAGAGGTGTTAGAATTTTTGGTGCTGAAATATATTCGGAACAAATTGTTTTTGTTGGTGATGACCTAACAGTTACAAATAACATTAACTTAGGGTCACGATCTGCTAGGCATGAACCTAAAAGAATCTATTTTAATGATGGCTCTAGTATTACAGGTGGTGCAGGGGATTATGGCGACCGAATAAAAATAAACTCAGTATCAATGCTACTTCCTCCCCAATTGGATATTAGTTATGAAACTGGACATGACGGTGCGAGAATAGAAAGTGATTATAACGACAACAACAGATTGAAATTAAAAGCCAACGGAAATATAACCGGAACGTTGGGAACAGAAATATGGATAGACCCAAATTCGGGAAATATATACTTCAGGTATAATAACAAAAACATCCACACTTTTTACTACCAAGGAACGAAATCTGGTGGTTCGATTGAAGTAGATGGAACAAGATACGGAATGTCACCAGTTGATAGCCCTAGAGTGTTACTGATGGATATGGAAACAGATGTAGAAGTTGATGGAATTACAACCATTTATTTTGATGATATTTTCAAGCAAACAATCAGTAATTACGCAGTTTTTCCTAACAACCCAGATATAAAAATAATAGATAAAAACAAAGACGGATTCACTGTTCAAGGTCATGGAATAGTGGATTTTTTAATTTATGGAACTAGGATTGGTAGCGAAGAACAGTATTTCTTTGATATGGAGGATTAAAACCAGAGGTGATAAGTCAATATGAAAATCCAAGTTAAAGATGTTTTTAGTTTAGCTGATGGTATAGCTGAATTGATTGATAAGGAATTAGATATCAAGGTTGCATTCAAGGTTGAGCGTAACCGAATCAAGATAGCAGAAGAATTCAAGGTAGCTAATGAAGTTAGGAAACAAATTATAGATAAATACAAAGAAAAGGAATTGGAAGGGGGGAGAATCAAACTAAAAGATGATAAAGTCCAGTCATACAAAAATGAACTCAATGAATTAATGGAACAAGAGATTGATGTCGATTTACACCACATCTATTTAGATGAATTAGTTGGTGTATCGGTCAAACCCAGGGTTATTTCTATGTTAGAAAAAATATTAAAAGAAAAGGAATGATTTAATTATGAATTTAAAAATTACAAGAGTTAGTTTGAAATATGGTGAAGGTATCGAAGTGGATTCTGTGAATGTTCATTTTAGATTCGACCAAAAGGAAAGCGATCTTTATTTTAGCGGTAGTGTTCAATTGACGGGTGAAGAGTATGAGGGCAATGAATCTATTCCTAAGTTAACAAAAACGATTGAGAACTATATTATTAATGAATTGAATAAAGAGGATGAACCAGAAGAAAATCCAGAGGGTGAGCCAAAAGAGGAATAACACTATTTTTTAGTGTTATTCTTTTTAATTTCAATGTAGGAGGTCGATTATGGGCGAGAATGGTGTGACTGTAACCATTAGAGAAATCTATGAATCTGTCAATAACATGACCAATGAGGTCACGCAGTTAGGTAGCAGGTTCGATAAATTGGAAATGAAGATAACTGACCAAAGCCAAGTATCTTATGAGGCTAAGGAAAGAAGTCATAAAGCATATAACAGAGCGAATGAGGCGAGTAATAAAGCTGTTGAAGCTGCGGAAGTTGCGAAAAGTGCTTTAGATAGAATAGAAGATTTAGAAAAACGAAGATATGAGGATAAAATCCAAGAAAATCAGAGCCAGAAAGATACCAGAAATAAATTCTATATCGCTTTAGCTTCATCCAGTATTCCGTGGATATTAACAATCATAATGGGGGTTATTTATATTGCTAAAAATAATGGATTTTAATTGTACATTTCCCTTAAAGGGGGTGATTAAATGAAGGAAAAACTCAACCGAATTAATAATAAATGGGTTAGGTTGGTAGTTTTCATTATTGTTGCTATCAACTCTGGGGCAATGATAATGGGATATCAATTGTTACCATTCAATAATGACGAGATAGTCGCAGGTTTATCAGTCTTTGCCATGGTTATTAGTGAGATTTGGAACCATTGGAAAAACAATAGTTATACAAATGATGCTAAAGAGGCAGACAAAATAATGGAATCTAAAAAGAGAAAAAGGAAAAAGAATAAACGAAAGGGTGTTGTTTAATGGTTAAAGTCTATATTGATGCAGGGCATGGTGGAACTGATGTAGGGGCAAATGCCAATGGTCTGTATGAGAAAGATGTAACCTTAAAGATTGCTAAAAAGGTAGAACAATACCTCAAAGATTATAAAGGTGTAAAAATTAAAATGTCGCGATCTGGTGATTCTTACCCTACGTTGACCCAAAGAACGAATGAGGCTAATTCGTGGGGTGCAGACCTGTTTCTTTCTATTCATATCAATAGTGGGGGTGGAACAGGTTACGAAGATTATATATATAATTCATTATCTAACTCATCTAAAACAGGTAAAATCCGAAATGATATTCATAATGAGGTGATGAAAAAGATTGACATGAGGGATAGAGGGAAGAAAAAAGCTAACTTTCATGTGTTGCGTGAAAGCCGAATGTCTGCCGTATTAACCGAGAACGGATTCATTGACCATAGTTCAGATAGCAAGAAAATGAAATCACAATCGTGGATTAATGATATTGCAAGAGGTCATGTGAATGGAATTGCTAAAGCGTTCAATCTGAAAAAGAAAAGTGGTGGCGGTTCTAGTTCAAATACTGGTGGTGGAAGTTCATCAAATAAATATTTAGAGATTCTGGCCAGTTCTTTATGGACTTATAATAGCCCAGATTGGAATGATAAAGCCGAGATTGTAAATAAAGGGGAAGTATTCACCGTAAAGAAAGATAAGTTTAAAGTTGGTAATGGTCATATGTACCAAATTAAAAGTGGGTTATATATTACCGCAAACACCCAATATGTAAAACCTTATACTAAGGGTGGTTCTGGTGGTGGCTCAAAGAATTTCAAAGTAGGCGATCGGGTAACAGTTAAGAAATCTGCGAAAAGATTTGCGACAGGTGAATCAATTGCTGATTTTGTAAAAGGAAATTCATATAAGATTATCCAAGTTAAGTCTGACAGAGTGTTGTTAGATGGCATTATGTCATGGGTTAAAAAATCCGACGTGAAATAAAAATATCGGTATTGATATTAATATTGATATGTGTTATATTGAATTTGCAGTGGGAGATGTGAACATATCATCAATAATTTTGGGGATTGTGTGGAAAGCAGTCCCCAAACACACAACGAAAAGTGGCTTTGCGGAAACATTGCCACTATAAAAATAAGAACTAGATACATTCATAGAACGCTAGTCTTATGAAAAGGTTTTTTCTTATCTACTAAAAAATATTTAACAGCTTTTAAAGGCCTATTTAAAATTTATTCTTTCACTCGACCAATCCAGATGGTAAATGGGTTGGTCTTTTTTTATTGTTTTTTATTCATTAAGTAGAAAATGACACTTTATGAAGAAAAACACAAACGAAGAAAAATGCTAAAAGCCTGTCACGTCTGCATTTTGAAGCATTTTTCCTAGTTAACATAATTAAGGTTATCGGTACAAGCATAGATATTTGGAGGAAAACGGAGGAAAACAAAGGTCGTTTCCACATAAAGAGGATTTAAAATAGGCGAATCTTTTTAAAGAATTTGGATATACTGTATATACAAACTTTTAAAAAGGTGGTATAATGATGACAAATAATAATGAAGGGGTGTTTTATATGACCGCAACTGTCCAAAAATGGGGAAACAGTTTAGGTGTTCGGATACCTCAAAGGATAGCGAAAAAATTTGATGTTGTAAATGGTTCTAAGCTAGAAGTTGTAGCAACAGAGAAAGGAATTGTTTTAAAACCAGTTAATAATGACCCTACGTTAGAGGAATTATTAGCAAGATGCTCACCTGAAAATGCTCATGAGGAAATTTTTAGTGACAGAGTAGGAAGGGAATTATTATAATGTCGATTCCTGAAAAGGGCGATCTAGTATATTTAGATTTTGACCCACAAGCAGGTCGTGAACAAAAAGGAAGGCGACCTGCCCTAATTATATCGCCAAAATCATTTAATCAAGTGACAGGGTTTGCAGTCACTTGTCCTATTACGAATCAAAAGAAAGGCTATCCATTCGAGGTTGAAATCCCAGAAGGCTTAAAAGTTGAAGGCGTAATATTGACTGACCAAGTCAAAAGCTTAGATTGGAGAGAAAGAAAGTCCGAAACAAAAGATAAGTTACCTGAACGGGAGCTTAATATTTGTATAAGAAGAATTCAAAAGTTTATATTTATTGATTCCTAAGTTTAAATTTTGCTTTAACAAATATTTATTACCTGTAAAATAGAAAATAAACCCCATCGTTTTGGTAGAACGATAGGGGTTTGATTTAGAGAATGGCTTTATTATTTTACTCTGGCAGGAGTTTTTGAATAAAACATTCTCCATATATATTATTATTAGTATTCACATGTAAGCTTAATTATAAACCATTTTTTAAAATTAAACAACATATAAAAACTCCTGCCGAAAAATATAAATTGGGGGAGTTTTTTTAATGTCTATGATTAGAACGCATAAAAGAGAAAATCCATTTGTGCAGTTAGATAAGGGGTTTATTGGCGGTAATCAATTAAGCCTTAAAGCAACAGGGTTATTGACTTATTTTTTGTCAAAGCCAGATGATTGGCAAATATATATGAAGGACGTTCAAAACCAATTTAAAGATGGAGAAACTTCAATACGATCTGCAATGAAGGAATTAATTGAAGCAGGTTATATTTACAGGTGGAGAGAAAGAAATGAAAAAGGGCAATTAGGTAGTTACAATTATGAGGTTTATGAAAGACCCGAATTTAACCCTAATTTCCCAGATGAAAAAGAGGATAAAAAACCTAAGAAAAAGCCTGTTAAAAAGAAAACCAAAAAGCCTGTAAGTGTTGATAATAAAGGGGATAACCCTAAACGTGAAAACCCAGTTCTGGATAACCCAGTTCTGGATAACCCAGTTCTGGATAACCAAGCCCTTACTAATAATAAAGGTACTAATAATAAAGATACTAATAATAAAGATAATAATAATCTATCTATCACAGAGAGTGCTATAACTGAATTAGATGTTCCTATTTGTGTTCAAAAACAATTGATTTTAAAAAAAGATAGATTGATTGATGATAATATAAATATTTTAGACATTGAATTAATGTATAATGCATATAAAGATAAAATGAATAAATTTGAGTTTGCTCATATTTTAGGGAATGTTTTGGAGTCGACGAAAGGTAAAATAAGAAACATTAATCATCTTATGACCAAAAGTATTACCAATCATTTAGAAAAGCCACAGCAAGCCGAAAAAGAACAAAACAAGAGGGTTGCAGTTGTTCCAGATTGGTTTAAAAAACAAAAGGAAGAATCCAGTTACTCTACTGACTATTCCCAGTATGATTTTAGTCAACCAATTGATGAAGAATGGCTTGAAAAAGACAGAAAAGAAATAGATAATATGATACAACGTTATGCTGAGGGGGATACGATATTATGACTTATCTACTCGACCTTGAACGGTCGCTGCTTTTTAATCATTTAGTGTTTTGGAAACCAAATGAAAGAGGGTACACTTCTCATTTAAATGAAGCAGGATTATATCCAGAAGGAAAAGCTCAAATGTTGGCTAAAAGTGATTTAGATGGTAGAACATTGGATATAAAAAAAGAGGTAGTGGAAGGAATCATTTAAAATGAAAAAATATAGCAGAGCGGATGAAGCAAGTTTACCTGTATTTTATAACCATAGACAAGCGAGGTTATATTTTAAAAACAAACATGGCGATAACTTCTTTATGGTTGATTCAGATATTTTGGAAGGTGAAAAGATTTATTTTTACCATCTTGTTTTGAATCAACAAGATTATAAAAAGGGAATAAATCAACTGCGATCTAGTGGTTCGGTTTCTGGTTTGGAGTTCATGAATAGTTATCAAAAAATAGAGATATGGGAAAACGGTAATATCCATATGATTCATTAGAAATAAGGGGGAATGTACATGACTAAAAAAATAGCAGTATCCACTAACAAAGGGGGTGTTCTTAAAACCTCTATTGTAACCAATTTAGCGGGTGTTTTATCTAGTAAGGGGAAAGTATTAATCATTGATATGGATAACCAAGGGAATGTTGCTTTATCGTTTGGGGTTAATCCAGATTTATTAGATGTTAGTATATATGATGTTTTAGTAAAAGGGTTAAACTATCATGGTGCGATTATCAATGTTCATGATAATATTGATATATTGCCCGCTAATGACGAGATGGCTTTCTTTGAATTTGATATATTGACCAATATTAATGATTATCCGAAACCATTCGACCTTTTAAAAATGGGTTTAAAGGGTATAGAACAAAATTATGATTATATAATAATTGATACACCTCCAAATATGGGGTTAGTTCATGGGAATGTCATGTGTTTTTCTAGTGATGTTTTAATACCATTTCAACCAGAGAATTATTCCATGCGATCTTTGGTTAAAATATTAAAGTCAATTAATCAATTTAAGAATGAACACAACCCTTATTTGAATGTTTTGGGGATTGTTGGTACATTAGTGGACACAAGAACCAATTTACATTCTCAAACATTGCAGGAATGTCGAAAGTTCTGTTCAGAAAATGAATTAAAAATGTTTGATACGGTGATACCTAAAAGCATCCGTTTTGCATCATCTATCGCCTATGAGGGAGTTCCTGCAACATTGAGTGATAAAAATAATGAATTGGTTCAATCATATTTCAATCTGGAAGGGGAAATATTTACATGAGTAATAAAAAGAAGGAAAGAACGATAGCTGGTTTTAGTAGTGTCGCAGGTGATAATGTTAAGGCTAAAAATAGCAATAGCGATAATGATTTGATTAATGATATTTTAGAAACGAATAAACCGAAAGAGAAAACCCATGTATTCAAAGGTTATTATTTAGAGAATGAAGTTGCGAGGGTTATTGATACACTAACAGATGGAAAGCCTAAAGGAACTAAGTCCGAATTCATTAATGGGATACTAAAGAAATATTTCAAGGAAAATGATTTGATGTAATCCCCTATTTAAGAATCCTAGGGGGAACTTAAAATATTAATATTGAAATTAATTTGGATATTGTTTATAATAGTATGTACAAACCAATTGCTGATACCTCTGCTATATTATGTGGTTAGGGGAGCACACCCCAAATGAGAAGGTAGGTCGCTAAAGACTTACCTTCTTTTTTATGTCTAAAAAATTATTGAAAAACGACTTGTTAAAGCGAAAAGATACATGTACGATAAATGCGAAGTCAAAAGAAAGGGGAAATATTAAAAAATGATTGAGTTTGATTTTGCAGAGTTAGCTGAGGCTATCGCTAATGAAAAATCTGAGCAAGGGAATTTATAAAATGAGGGGGTTATCCCCTCCAATAATATCGATATTAATATCACAAGTGATATTAATATCGATTACATAAAACGACTTGTAAAAAGGATTAAAGCGAATTACGATAAACGCACAATCAATCGGGAAGGGGAAATAAATAATGGTTAAAAAATTCAACTCAGTACATAAAAGAAACGGTAGAAAGTTTGTTTTAACATTCATGGAGAATGACAAGGTTAAAGCTTATGATGTTGAGAAGGAAACAGAAAAAGTTATTTCAATCAATACAGTTAAGCGCTGGCATGAGGTTGGCGAAGAAATTAAGACAGAGCCTAAGAAGGAAACTAAAAAAGAGAATAAGAAGGATAAAAGAAAGAAGGTAACTGCTGAACAAGTTCTTGAAATAAGAGAAAAGAAAGAGGCAGGCCAGAGCATTAGTTCATTAGCCAAAGAATATGGATTAAGCTACTCTGGAATGTATTGGATAGTTAAAGGTAATACATGGGCTCATTTGGATGAAAAGAAAGAAAGTGAGCAAGTGAATAGAAGTAAATCTTACCATTGGTATGAATACCGTTTTAGAGGGTTCTCACCGGGATGTCAACCAAAGGGGTATATTGCTGTTAAGCATAACCATGGGCAATTTGGAGCAATCGCTTATAAAGAACCATTAACTGAAAAGCAAATTGCAGATTATGAATTAAATCCATTGGAAGAGGGGGTGACAATATGAGTTTAAAGTCAGCGATCTACAAATTCTTAAGGATATGGAACGATGTTGATGCAGTTAAAAAAGGCAAGGTTGGTAAACGTGTAGGGCGTAGAATAGCAGGTAAAGCAGCAGGAAAAACAATCCGAAAGTTATTCAAATAAAAAGATAGAAATACGACTTGTAAAGCGAAAGAAAGCGAAGTACGCTATATGCGTAATCACGAAAGGGGGTGAACATGAGTGAGTGAAATAAAAGATTACTTCTTAATCTTCATAGGGTTTTTAGGTGGATTGAATGTCCTCCTAAGCACTATCCTAAAGGTAATTAAAATCATAGAATCCCTTAAGGATAAAGAAGATAAAAAGAAGTAATCTCATTGAGTTGGGGGAGCTAAACCCTCCCCCTATATTATATATCACTCATTATAACACAATGAAAAAAATTGATTCAATAGATGTAATAACATTAGTGGTCGTATTGTTGTTATTGTTCGATAATGATTTTAGTTATATGACACCCATTAAATGGATTGCGGTTATTTCAACAGGGTTTCTGTTTGTTTCATTGATGATTAAATATTATGTTGTGTTTTTTAAAGAGTGAGGGCTGAAATCAATATCAGCCTTCCTCATAATCAATAATTAGAGGGGGAAGCAGAATGATTGAGAATATCATTATCACAGATGAACATGGCGAGTTTGATTTTCAAGCAGAAGGATATGAACCAGAGGTTTTAGGTTTAAATCCCGGATACTTAACGTTTATCCATCCGTTAAGTGGCGAAGTCCAAAATCTTTGTGAGATACACGGGGGCTGTGCAATTGTTTTTAAATAATAAATATCAATATCAATATTAATATAGGTATTGAAAAAAGGGGATTCCCATAACAATAATTGGCGGAGGGTTTAGTAATGATTGGCGGATGTTTAACAGGTGCTTTATTTGTCGGTCTTATTGTTTATATTGTTATCTTATAAAAAACAAGCGATCTGCTATATGAAAGTGATTCGATATAAGGGTTAAAACCCTTCTTTTTTTACCAAAAAACGACTTGTAAAATACGAAAATGCGGTGTACGCTTAGCGTGAAATAAGGAAAGCGAAGAAAGAAAGGGGAAATAAAAATGATGTTGGTATCAGATGTTTTAAATCGTATTTCTAAAGAGGGGGAAATTGAAATAAGTAAAGATTATGTTTATATTGACGCATTAATCGAATACATAGAGGAAATAGACCAATTTGAATCATTGGGATATGATGTGCTAGATGAAACAGTGCTATTCTGGGAATATTAAAATATATGGGGAGTAACCCTCCCCTTTAAATATTAATATTGATATCGAAAATAATATTAAAATCACTTGCAATACATTAAAAAGCGATATACGATAACTGCGAAATCAAGGAAAGGGGATAAGAAAAATGAATTTTAATGAAGCTATTGAAAAAGTAGAGCAAATGAACCAATTAGAAAAAAATATGTTATTAACTACAATGATTAATCAAACAACGTTAAGTGAAAAGGAAAAAAGATGTGTTTTTGATAAGATATTTAAAGATAGAAACTTAAATCCAAGGAAAGTTTATAATTAATAATACTAAAAAAGGGGGGATTCTCACTAAAATATTAATATCAATATTAATGTAAATATCACTTGTAATATATGAAGGTGCGATATACGATAATATGCGAAAAGGGTTATTAATAAATATTTGGAAGGGGAAATTACAAATGGCAAAAAGAAAAATGAGTAAAGTAGCGATGATAGCAAAGGAAATCAGAAAAGAATTGAAAGAGAAGTTTCCTGCAACTAAGTTTAGTGTTAGAAGTTCAAATTACTCTGGTGGTGGTTCTGTCACGGTTAGATGGACAGACTTCCCGACAGTTGATGCAGTAAAGAAGGTCACAGAGAAACATGAAAGTTATAGAAGAGATTATGCTACTGGCGAGATTCTAATGGGTGGTAATTATTTTGTCTTTGAAAAGCAGGAAATATCAGACGATCTAAAAAAGAAAGTGGAAGAAAGAATGCCAGAAGGTTCGGAAGATGAAAATCCAATGACTATTAATTATTGGTTTAATGATACAATGAATGAGATATATGAAGAAGTTAAAGGGTTATATGAGGGTGAACATCACCACAAAAGAAATAGAATAGGAAAAAAACAGAAGGCGAATAAAATTCAAGTCAAAGAAGAGAATAAAGAGAAACCAGCTACCAAAAAGCAACTATATGCTCTTCATTGTATAACTGGATTTGATACTAGAAATTGGAATCTAACAAGACAGCAAGCATCTGATATGATAGTAAGGTCAAAGAATGGCGAAGACATAAAAACTGAATCAATCGTACATTAAAAAACAAAGCCACTTTTTAACAAGTGGCTCTTTTTCTTGTTTTTAAAAATAGAACACTTGTGCTATTATTGTTTATACATTATATATTTAGGGATGGTGTTTTGTTATGAAAAAAACGAAAAAACTATTATCATTAGCAATTAAAAATTGTGGTTATAATTGCAACGATATATCGAATCTAAAAGAGCACATAACCAAATTGGCATCCTTAGGATTAATTAAAAATGAAGAGAAAATGAAATTAGAAAGTTTTTTTAGTAATCATGCTTCATAATTTATTAAACAGTAAAGACCATAGGCTTTTTTAGTCTATGGTCTTTTTCCGTTTATACTTTGGTAGTCTATCACGAACAACGATCTCCAGTAAATCTTTTATTGGTTTGATTTCTTCCTCACTTAATGGAACTCCATCCCAAGTAAAATTGCCTTGTGTTAAATATTCTTTGATATCATTTTGATTCTTTGATGATGTAGGGTTATCCGTTAATCCTAATATATAATCTACACTAACGTTGTGAAAGTCTGCAAGAGTAATGAGAACATCAAGAGGCGGTTTTCTAGTTTCTTTCTCATACCCTGCGTATGTTGACCTTCTCATGTCTAGCTTTTCTGACAACTCTTCCATTGTTAATCCCTTACCATTTCTGAGGTTTCTCAGTCTATTCCCATACATTGTATATATTTCCCCCTGTAATAGACTTCTATTATAAACACATTATAACGTATAAATCACTTTTCTACTATAAGCGTAAACGAATTTTAATAGAGAAGTTAAACCTTAAAAATAATTCTACAAAAGTGTTCATTTTAATTAAAAATATACTTGAATTTCTTCTTAAAGTAGATTATACTGTAATCACAGGTTGATTGAAGGGGGTTGAAGAGATGAATAAAAAAAGAGATTGGCTCATTAGGAAGAGAGTGGAAAAAGGGTTAAACCAAATTCAATTGGCCAACAGATGTGGAATAACGAATAAGCAGATGTCCAATATTGAGTTAGGGTATCGAAATCCATCTGGATTAGTCGCTTATAAGATTGCGAATGTGTTGGGGTTTGATATGAAGTTATTCTACAAAGATTTAGAAAATGAAAGTGCTTAAATCATTGGGGAAAAGGGGGTGACTTAAATGGTTATTAATGTTGGTGAATGGAATCAATTAAATAAAAAAGAAAAATTGCAGATGATTTTAGATGCAGCAGTAATCAATTATTTAAAAATAAATTCCCCAAACAAATAGGGTAATTGTTTGAGGAATTATAAGGGTTAAATAATAAATATTTGGTTGAATTTATTATAACAATAACCCTTATTTAAAACAAATTTTAAAAAGGGGGATATGTAAAAATGATTTTTCATGAATGCGAAAATTGTGGTTATGAATTCGATAAAGGCGAAGAAGTTTTAACATATGATGGTTGTTATTGGTGTTCTGAGGATTGTGTGAAAGAACACATTTGGGAGATGAACAGACAAGAGGTTGGCGAGGTGATGTTGCCATGACTAAGGTTTTAATCAATACAAAGGACTTAACCCATCTGGAGTGGTTAGAACAAAGGCAAAAAGGAATCGGGGGAAGTGATATAGCGGGAATCCTTGGGCTTTCCCCTTGGTCATCACCAATAAAGGTATATCAAGATAAAATAGGTGAATTGCCACCGACTAAAGAAACAGAAGTGATGTATTGGGGTAATGTGCTAGAGGATATTGTGGCAAAAGAATTCCAGAAGCGATCGGGTATGAAGGTTAGAAGAAGAAACGCAATATTACAACGTGAAGATTATCCCTATATGTTGGCGAATGTTGATAGGTTGATAGTTAGTAAAAAAGAAGGATTGGAATGTAAAACAACTAACGAATTCATGAAAAGCGAATGGATAGAAGGCGAGAAAGTGCCAGAGCAATATTTCCTCCAATGTCAATGGTATATGGCAGTTACAGGGTATGAAAGATGGCACATAGCTGTTCTGATTGGTGGAAACAAGTTTCATATGGATGTGATTGAGCGGGATGACGAACTGATAGAAATGATGATGAATGAGGCTAAAAACTTCTGGGAAAATCATGTGATTCCAGAAAACCCTCCAGAGTTTGATGGTTCAAAAGCATCTGATGAAGTTCTAAAACAGTTATATCCAGAATCGAATGCCGAGTTATCTGTTCAACTAGGAAACAGTTTCATTGATGAATTAGAAACCTATGACCAGTTGAAAGATAACAAGAAACAGATTGATAAAGCTATAAAGGATATCGAAAACCGTATAAAAGGAAAAATGGAAGATGCTGAAGTAGCTAAGGCAGGCGGAAGGCGAATAATGTGGAAAACCTATGAATCTAACAGATTCGATACGAAAACATTCAAGAAAGAGAAGCCAGAGTTATATAAGAAGTATGTAAAAACGTCAAAGAGCAGAAGGTTTTCAGTTAAGTAATAAACGGAAGGGGATTAATAAAAATGACTACAAAAACAAGTCAAAACATTAAGAATCAATTAAAACAAAATAATAATCAAGGGAATCAAGTTCAAAAGAATAAGGGGAAACCTACAATAGCGAAATTGATTGAAAGAATGGAGCCCGAAATTAAAAGGGCTCTACCAAAACACATTACACCAGATAGAATGGCTCGAATCACTTTAACAGCAATCAGAAACACACCGAAATTGGCTGAGGCTGACCAAATGAGTTTGTTGTCTGCGGTTATGCAGTCTGCTCAATTAGGATTAGAGCCGAACACACCATTAGGTGAAGCATATCTAATCCCTTATGAGAATAGAAGCAGAGGTACTGTTGAGGCACAGTTCCAGATGGGATATAAAGGGTTATTAAGTTTGGCTCATAGAACGAATGAATATCAAGCGATCTATGCTCATGAAGTTTATCCGAATGACGAGTTTCATTTTGAATTAGGGTTACACAAAGATTTAAGACATATTCCTGCTGATATCCCAGAGGGTGACCCAGTCTATTATTATGCAGTGTATCACTTACAAAATGGTGGATTCGATTTTACGGTATGGAGTACAGAAAAAGTTAAAAAGCATGCTACCGAGTATTCACAGGCATATAAGCGTGGATGGTCTAGTCCATGGAAATCTGATTTTGATGCCATGGCTAAGAAAACAGTTTTAAAAGATGTATTGAAATATGCCCCTAAGTCGATTGAGTTCGCTAAGGCATATGAGGCGGATGAAACCATTAAAAAGGACATTTCCGAAGATATGACAGAAATTATTGATATGACTGATTATGATGATAGGAATGAACAAATCATAGAGCAGAAAGAACAGAAAACAGGCCAACAACAAGAGTAAGTAAAAGGGGTAGGGTAATCCCCTTCCCCTTCATCTTTGAAGTTTAGAAGGGGTGCAAAATGATGGAAAAAGGTTGGATTAGTTTGCATAGAAAGATTTTAGAATCTGATTTATGGAATGACCCAATGACATTTAGATTGTTCATTTATTTGATATTGAATGCCACCCATAAAGATGGTGTCAAAGTTCATGGGGTGGAATTAAAAAAAGGTCAGTTCATTAGGTCATATAGAAAACTAGCAGAAGACCTTTCCTACAAAGAAGGGAGGGGGTTGAAAAAACCTTCAATTAGTACAATCCGAAGATGTGTCCAAAAATTGAACAAAAGTAATAGGGTGTCGTTTAGAGAAACGGAAGTAGGAACACTGTTTGAGGTCGTGAACTATGCTCTATATCAAGACTTTGAGGGGTTGGGCGATGTTAACCCAGAACTGAAGGCGGAACGAACCCAGAACGAACCCAGAACGAAGGCGGAACGAACCCAGAACAAAAACAATAATGGTAATAATGGTAATAATGGTAATAAGTATAATATACCTTATGTCGAGATAGTCGAGTATCTTAACAAAACAGCAAACAAAAAGTATAGAACATCAACCCAAAAAACTCAGTCGCTTATAAGAGCAAGGTGGAATGAAGGATTTAGATTAGAGGATTTTAAAAATGTTATTGATAAAAAGGTTTATGAATGGAAAAACGACCCTAAAATGAGTAAATATATCAGA